GGTAGTACTAGTGAGGAGTGTAGTGTATTAGGTAGAGGGTCAGCAAGTGCTTGAATATAAAGGATTCATAATGATTTTTTTAAGTGCTTGAATAATAAGGGATATTGGTAATGATTTTTTTAAGTCATTGATTTTACAGTAGTGTTCTAATGTTAGGCAAAAAGCAGCACGGTTATGGGAGCGCGGAAAATTGGAAAAAACAACTACACTATGCGACGTTAGCGCCCACTAACTGCCGCGCCTCGTGAAAAGTTGATTTTAAAAGTTTGGCTACATTTTTTTAGGCGTACCTTATTACCTATAGTACAATATATTATTTATTATTATTTAACAGTCAATTAGAACTCACTCAGTGCATGTCAGTGCTCGTGCCTACTAGACTTTGCTAGTTTACTAATGTCTATAGTGTCGTAATTCGACCCCCTAAAAAAGATGAAAATAACGACACAATAGTGCTTGCAAAGCCCGAAAAAAGGTGATACGCTGTCGGCAGCGTATCAGATAAAGACTGTTCGATGCGCCGAGCACTACGCCGCTTGGGTCACTGGCATAATGGCTAGACATCACGACAAAAATGTCGTTTTGTCCGTTGCGTAGACCGATGCACGGAGGCCGACTACGTCCGGTGCACTACGCCGCTTGGGTCACTGGCATAATGGCTAAAACCGATGCGCCACGCCGATGCACTACGCCACTTGGGTCACTGGCATAATGGGAATTCTCGATTCCCTAGATCGCCGGACATTGCGACATGCATGTCGCAATGTCTCCACAAAAAGTGGACGAAAAAAAACCCGCCGAAGCGGGTTCGTGGTGCGGATTTAAATCGTTATTTGAATCCGCAAATTGCCTTCAATTCAAGCTTGTACTTTTTGGCATTCTCGCCACGATACGTTGATGCGTTAGAGAGAAAATACAGAACGATTGATGCTGCGTTATCGTGTATGTACTTATCACTAGGGACGCTACATTCTCGCATTGCGCTAAGATATGGTGCCGCATAGGGCGAGATTTTAATCCAGTCTTTTTGGATGTCTTTTGCCACTTCGTAAAGCATTCTCATGATGTTACCCTCTCACAACGTTACAGGCTAGGGAAAATCCCTAGCCTGTTGCTACGTTACTTAACTCCGAAAAGCTTGTTACCCTTTGCGATTAAAGCTTTATCGGTGCATGCCTTCATTGCTTTTGCCAAGGCATTCTTTTCCGCTGTAAATGCCACGCTATCGGCCTTTACAGTTTCCTTGCTTTTCAGAATTGCTGCTTCCTGCAAGGCAATTTGTTGTGCGCCCGTTGCCTTGCCAGCCTTGGCGAGAATTTCTTCTGCCGTAGAATCTACCGTGATACCGCAGTCTGCTACAAGCTTGGCAGTCTCAAGCTTTGCGCTTTCACGTTTTACCTGCTTATCACTCGATTCGCCTGGCGCTTTCGGCTTTTCAATGCCGAGATTTTCGATAACACGCTGAAGCATACGCTTTGCGCTTTCGGTATTATCCGAAAGCTTTGCGCTGACCAATTGCGCCACGATGCTAACCTGTTGCGTAGTGAATGCCGCATAATCCAACCCTTTGAACCCCGCGATAATTATCTGCCCTTGCTCAGTGCGGGCGGCATTTGCCGCATCATACTTCTGTACTGCTACTGCTAGGTTTGAAACACTCATGATGCTTTTCCCCTTCTGACTACACGCTGTATCAAATTGATACAGTAGAAACATGATATCAGGATATCAGGATAATGTCAAGTACTATCAGAGTGTAGCATCATGCGACAATGCGACACGAATGACGGAATGTCCGACCCCACCGTACCCGTACCAACCGCTATGTGGTTTAGACGCCCCGCCGTTATGTTGTACTATTCCAGACAAGTAGTTTCCATTTTTCTAGGTTTGACCTACCCCCCTATGTTTTTGCATAGGAAACACCCCCCCTATGTTTTTATAAATATAGCCCCCACCCCCTACATGTGTATAATCCGCAAAACTGTCCATACCTAAAGGACTGCACTGTATGTTGTTATCTGAGGTTCCAGAACTGGCAATCCGTACCACGGATGACCGGAGTAACGACGAACGCATCGTGGACGATGTAGTTGATTCGTTTGCGCTTGAGGAAGACAGCATAGAGGCAGCAGTTAGTGTGCCCACACTCCCTAGCAGTACCCAGCATTCGGTTACCCCGGCGTCAGTCATCCTTACACATAATATTTTGGATGAGTTTGCCCATGTCGCCGTAGACCGGGCACTGCAGATTAGGCACCTTGTTACCAACGAGTTAGTTATAGAGTCAGACAATGCTGACCCACGGGTACGCCTGCGTGCGCTGGAGTTGTTAGGTAAGATTTCAGATGTCGGGTTGTTTTCAGATCGTTCTGAGGTAGTAATCACACATCAAAGTTCCTCGGAGCTAGAAGACAAGCTGCGTAGCAAATTACGTAGCCTGATGAACCGAGCAGCAATTACTGATGTGGAAGATATTTCGCAGCAACCCACCCCCGAAGAATCCCCGCCTCCCTCTACCCCCGCTGAACAACTGGGTGCAGACTTGGAATTACGATGAGCGTTGGAGTGAGTAGTGCATCGCTATCTGAAGCCGAACTTAACTACTTGTGCGGAAACTTGCACATACTAAGTAAGATCGAACAGGAGGAAGTGCTTACTATCGTCGAGGAACTGGGCCGCAGACGAGCGGCGGAACGGTGCAGAAACGACCTGATTGCTTTTTGCCAGTATATGCAGACTGATTACCAAGTGGGGCGGCACCATAAGGTACTGGGAAACCTACTAATGGAGATTGCGGAGGGCAAAAAAGACCGTATTTGCGTCAATATCCCCCCTCGGCACGGCAAAAGTCAGCTTGTTTCCATCTACTTTCCAGCATGGTTCTTGGGTAAATTCCCTGATAAGAAGGTGCTGATGGTGTCCCATACGACCGATTTGGCAGTGGATTTTGGTCGAAAAGTGCGTAATATCATTGATTCAGAGATGTATAAGAACATTTTTCCGACAATTGCGCTTGCTGCGGACTCTAAGTCGGCGGGTCGGTGGAACACTAATTCAGGGGGCGAATACTATGCCTGTGGCGTAGGCTCCGCGCTTGCTGGACGGGGTGCTGATCTACTTCTAGTAGACGACCCGCACTCGGAACAAGATGTATTGAGCGGTAACTTTGATGTTTTTTCCCGTGCCTATGAGTGGTTTACGTATGGCGCACGTACTCGGTTGATGCCGGGGGGCCGCGTAGCCATTGTCCAGACTCGATGGCACATGGATGATTTGACCGGGCGCGTTACCCGTGACATGTTGCAAAATGATATGTCGGATCAATACGAGATTGTGGAGTTCCCGGCAATTATTTCGCATGAAGACCCAGAAACCGGGGACATGACCGGTAAAGCGCTGTGGCCCGAGTGGTTGCCTATGGAGGCGCTCCTTAAAACCAAAGCGTCAATGCCACTGTTCCAGTGGAACTCCCAGTACCAACAGCAGCCCACTGCTGAGGAAGCGGCAGTTATCAAACGCGAGTGGTGGAGAATATGGCCTGACGAAGACCCGCCCAAGTGTGAGTACTTAATCACTTCTTTGGACGCTGCGGCTGAGAAAAACAACCGGGCGGACTACACTGCGATTACCACATGGGGGGTGTTTGCCCACGGGGAGGAGCGGGTTCACCAGATTATCTTGCTGAATGCCATTAAGGAACGGGTTGAGTTTCCTGAGCTAAAAGAGCTTGCCCGAGCCGAGTATGACCACTGGAAACCCGATGCGTTTATCGTGGAAAAAAAGTCCAGCGGTACTCCGTTGTATCAAGAGATGCGGCGTACAGGTATGATTATTCAAGAATATACTCCGCACCGTGGGACGGGGGATAAACTGGCCCGGTTGAATTCTGTTGCAGATATTATTAGGTCAGGGCTGGTGTGGGTGCCAGAGACGCGGTGGGCTGAGGAATTAGTGGAAGAAGTTGCGGGGTTCCCCTTTATGAGCCACGACGACTTGGTGGACTCAATGGTAATGGCACTGATGCGCTTCAGGCAAGGTGGGTTTATACGCTTGCCTTCAGATGAAAAAGACCCGGTAAAGCAGTTTAAATCCCGACGAAACCTCGGGTACTACTAAAGGATACGTTATGGCAATGGACAGAGCACTCTACCAAGCCCCACAGGGGTTGGAAGCCCTCACTTCGCAAGAGCCTGATATTGAGATTGAGATTGTTGACCCGGAGGCTGTACGCATCAAGGCTGGTGGGATGGAGATTGAGATTGAGCCGGGGGAGGGCGGGGACGACTTTGGGGCCAACCTTGCTGAAGAAATGGACGAGCGCCAGTTGGCGACGTTGGCTAGTGATTTGCTAGAGGACTATGAAGCCGATATTTCCTCCCGCAAAGACTGGTTGGACACCTACGTCAAGGGCTTGAAGCTGCTTGGCCTGAAATACGAAACCCGCACAGAGCCTTGGCCCGGTGCTTGTGGGGTGTACCACCCCCTTCTGATGGAGTCTGCAGTTAAGTTCCAATCTGAAACCATCATGGAGACGTTCCCTGCTACCGGGCCGGTACGCGCACGAATAATTGGCAAAGAAACTGTTGCCAAGAGAGAAGCATCAATTCGTGTTCAAGAGGATATGAACTACGAGTTGACTGAAGTGATGCGCGAGTATCGCCCGGAGCATGAACGGCTCCTTATTACCTTGTGTCTGTCGGGTAATGCCTTCAAGAAAATTTACTTTGACCCCGCCCTTGAACGCCAGACTGCAGTGTTTATCCCACCAGAAGATATTATAGTGCCCTATGGGGCGATGAACCTTGAGTCTGCCGAACGCGTTACGCACCGGATGCGTAAGACAAAAAACGAGCTACGCATGTTGCAAGTTGCCGGGTTCTACCGGGATGAAGACCTTGGTGAGCCATCTTTGGTGATGGACGATGTGGAGAAGCAGAAAGCCCAAGAGCAAGGGTTTAGCGCCACAACGGATAACCGCTACCAGATTCTGGAGATGCATGTTGACATCGATCTGGAAGGCTACGAGGACGAGAAAGACGGAGAACTTACCGGTATAGCGTTACCTTATATTGTCACTATAGAGAAATCAACGGGTACCGTACTGGCGGTTCGCAGGAATTGGTTGGAAGACGATAAGCTGAAGTTGCGTCGGCAGCACTTCGTACACTATGGATACATCCCCGGCTTTGGGTTCTACTATTTTGGCCTGATTCATTTGATTGGTGGGCATGCGAATGCGGCAACC